CAAGGGTAAGTTCGTACCACATAAAGGAGCGTCACTAAAGAAGCCTTTTAAAACTATTGCTTCACACTAATAGGTTCCTCACCAGCCATCTTGCGATAGAATCTAGATACAACTAGTCTACCGTTTTGGCTGAGTGCGTACCTTACACGGTAATTATATTTATTCTCTTCTCTAAACAAATGATCTTCTCTAACCGTAGACGGAGTAAGCTTGTCAAAATGCTTATATATGTACCCCTTTTTAAGAAGCGGGTATACAAGCCTACGTCCTATATTTCTTTTCTCATACTTGTACTCTCCGGCAATCCAGTCCATCGTAAAGAATTCCAGGTCGTAGACGAAGAGCATGAACCGTATCTCTTTATCTGATAGATCATACCTAGAAAGCATATCGCTCATGACAATGCTCCAGTTCTTTAGGTAGTTGTCTTTCATCCACTTTTCCTTGAGATAGGAGAAATCTCTGAACATCTTTGTCTTTGCTACTCTTCCCTTTGGCATAACCTTTTATTAAATTAGTATATTTGATAAAATTAAACATTGCAAAACAAATGAAAGAAAACGAGAAAGACGCTATCTACGAGATACAAGAGCTTATACTCGCTATAGCGTCTATAGCTGAAAAGTATGACATAGAAGACTCGTTTATCGCTTGTGTTGCTGTTGGTTTTTTAGATATGGACAGTGCTTATCTTGATGATGAAGGTCAAGAGCGTGCTAACATGAATCTGCTTTCTTCATTCTCTGTAACAGATGAAGAAGAGTTGGACGACCTTCTTTCTTATTGTGTTGAAGCATACCGACAAGAAAGTGAACCAGATCCAGGTAGTATTGATTACTGGATTGACTTAGCCCGTAGAAACGGAGATATAAATTAAATAAAATGATACGTAAGATTATTATAGGGGAGAACCCCCTAAAAGCTATGGCTTATTATATAGGTCAGCGAGCTGGTGAGTCTATTGTAGACACTATTATACTCGATGAAAAGTACTTACACAAGTACGGAAAAACACAATACCTTATTTATATCAAGCACCCTAGAGACGGTGTCATGCTGTGGAAGTCTACAGTTGACATGCCTGTACTCATAGAATACGACTGTGATTTTTCGTAAGTTTGTGTTAGATAATTAACACTACTTAAATTTAATTAAGATGAGATCACTGCACGATTTCCTCGTTAGAATGCCCAAGGCTTTTAACGATGAGCTAAAGGTTGACGATAAGTCAATATACCTAGATCCAAAATGGAATGAGTTTGAAAACAGAAAAATGTCTGCTGAGGTCTATGCGGTTCCAGAGAAATATGACACTGGAGTTAAACCTGGAGACACACTCTACTTCCACCACCATGTCGTTATATCAAACGAAGGCAAAGGTCAACTCATAGATGATGATATATACTTTGTCAGATTTGACCCCCACAATAGCGGGAACACCCAAGCTTATGCTTATAAGTGTCAAGATACTGGGAAAATACACCTGCTTTCTGAATGGATCTTCTTAACACCAGAAGAACAGGAGGATGAAGAAGTTACTGAAAGCGGCATTATTACCGAACTCAAAAAGCCAGAATACAACATGTTTGGTTATGTTCTTTACGATTCGCCAGCTGTACAAGAGCTCGGACTCAAAAAGGGCGACAAGGTAATGATCATGAAGAACGCTGACTATCGCATGAAGATAGACGGTGAAGAGGTCTATCGCACACACATAACACATATTTACGCAACCGGATTCTAATGGGACGCAGAAAAAAATTTGACAGTGTATACGCTGGAGAAGAGCTTCTGCACGCTATGTCTATAGCTATTGAAAACATTACAGAAGAAATAAAAAAACCTGTAGACAAAGAGTTGAGCGGTAGCCAGCGTAGGTCTGAACTGCAAAGTATAAAGCAGTCAGCAATAGATGCAAAGGAGCTAATAACAGAATACCAAAAGCTAGAGCAGATGCTAAAAGAGCTGAAGAAAACAGGTAATATAAAAGAAGAGGTAGACTACAGCTCTGGGTTTAGCGAGAAGTTTGCAAAGAAATAGATGGCTGGTTTAGCAAACATAGAAGGTATTGATGAACCTGTAGTAAACATATGCCCACAGGGTACTAGTGGTGAGGTGATTAATATATCTGATGTTTACCTGCAACTACCAGCTGTTCCTAAAAAGAAAGACATATTATTTAGCGACCTAAAAAAAGAAGAGCAATACTGGCGCAGGATAGATCCCCCGTCAGATTTGATGAAGATCAGATCCATGGATGATTGGACAGATATGCCTAAGCCTTTTAAAGAAAGGTATACAGATTTTATACGTAAGGAATTTGATAGACGTAGAAACGGTGTGTGGTTTATGAATAACGGTGAGCCCACCTATATTACCGGTCACCACTATATGTTCCTGCAATGGTCCAAGATTGATATTGGATACCCTAGTTACTTAGAGTTTCAGAACAGGCTTTCCCGACATTTTGTTGCTTGCGAGCACGACCCAAGATCTATGGGGCAGGTCTATGTAAAGTGTAGACGTTCGGGTTATACCCAGATGTGTTCTGGTAACTTGTCTGATGAGGGCACTCAGGTTAAAGACAAACTGCTTGGTATCGTATCTAAGACAGGTAAGGATGCACAAGAGAATGTCTTTATGAAGAAGATAATGCCAATATACCGGAACTATCCATTCTTCTTTAAGCCTATCCAGGACGGTACTACTAACCCACGTCAAGAGCTAGCATTCCGTGAGCCATCAAAGCGTATTACTAAAAACAATAAAACAACAAACAGAGGCGAGGCTTTAGACACGATAATCAACTGGAAGAACACTACGTCCAATGCTTATGATGGTGAGAAATTACACTACCTTTTTCTTGACGAGGCTGGTAAAATAGAAAAGCCGGAAGATATAACTGAGATATGGCGCATACATAGAACATGTTTACTTGTGGGTCGTAAGATTATAGGAAAGGCTATGGTTGGATCTACAGTTAACCCGTTAGACAAAGGAGGGCGAAACTTTAAAAAGTTGGTTTACAATTCTGATCCAACTGAACGTAATGATAATGGGAGAACTAAAAGTGGTTTATACAAGATATTTATACCAGCGTATGAGGCGCTAGAAGGTTTCTTTGATAGATACGGGAATCCAGTTGTAGATAACCCAGAGAAACCTGTGCTTGGTGTCGATAATGAGATGATAGAGATAGGCGCTAAAACGTTTTTAAAGAATGAGCGTAAAGCATTATCAAACGACAGCTATGATTTAAATGAGGTTATACGACAGTTTCCATTTACCATGGATGAGGCGTTTCGTGACTCTACTAAAGCATCTACTTTTAACATTGCTAAGATATATGAGCAGCTGGAAAACAATATGGAGCTCTATCCTAACCCCGTTGTTCGTGGTAACTTTGTTTGGGAGAGCGGTGTTCAAGATACAAAGGTTGTATTTAGACCAGACCCTAATGGTAGATTTAGAATAGCCTGGATGCCGCCAGACGAAATGCGTAATAAAGTTGTAACAGAAAGGGGTAAAAAAACCCCTGGTAATGCATGGCTAGGTGTAGGAGGTGTGGATAGCTATGACCTTGATACAACCGTAGATGGCAGAGGATCTAAGGGTGCACTGCATCTGTATAACAAAATAAATATGGAGCATCCCTCAAATATGTTTGTATTAGAGTACGCTTCACGTCCACCACTGGCTAGAATATTCTACGAGGATGTTCTTATGTCTGCTGTTTTTTATGGGTATATGATACTAATAGAGAATAACAAATACGGTATTGCTAGGTATTTTGAGAACAGAGGATACGATGGTTACCTCATGGATAGACCGGTACACTTGGGTGGTGGATCACGTAGTGCTACAAAAACAAAAGGTATACCATCTAACTCTCAAGATATTATACAAGCTCACGCCCAGTCTATTGAAGCGTATATACATGAGCATGTTGGGTTAAACGAAGAGGGTAATTATGGTAAAATGTTTTTTGACAACACACTAGAAGACTGGATTAACTTTAAAATAGACGACCGTACCAAGTTTGACCTTAGTATAAGTGCTGGTCTTGCTCTTATGGCTGCTCAAAAGTCAATTAAGAAAGAAATAAAAAAAGATAACAGCAATAAGAAATTCTTCCGTAAAGTCAAGGTAATTCAGCGTTAATAAATTATCTATCTTTGTTTCTGATTAATATTCAGCGAAAAGATGAATGTAACAAAGAAAGGAAGTTTCCCAAACCCTCTAGCCAAGCATGCTGAAAAGAGCCAGAAAGAATATGGCTTAGAGTATGCTAAGGCAATGATGAATCAATGGGGAGGGTTAGACACAGAGGGAAGTTTGTATCAAAAGAGGTACAAAGAGTTTGAGCAGTCACGTATGTACGCTAACGGTACACAAGACACTCGTATATACAAGCAAATACTTAACAGTTTAGATCCAGGTAATGACGATGGATCATTACTGTCTATTGACTGGACTCCAGTCCCTATCGTTCCTAAGTTTGTTAAGATTGTAGCAAACAAAATCATATCATCATATCGTTATCCTCAGATTGAAGCTGTTGATCCACTTTCTCAAAGCGAGAAGGATGTAAAGAAGAAAATGATTGCTTTACAGATTGAAAAGAAGGAGATGATTGCGGAAGCTAAAGCTTCTGGTCTGCAAACACAGGTAGATCCAGATGCCCTTCCAGATACTCCAGAAGAAGCTGAAATCTTTTTAGAAACAAATGTAAAAACAGATGCTGAGGTTGCCGGTCAACTTGCAACGCAGCTTACACTACAGTGGAACGACTTTGATGAGCGTATATACCGCAGATGTGTTGAAGATATTATCAGTTGTGGTATGGCTGTTGCAAAACGTAGCAATGACCCTAACTACGGTATTACCGAGGAGTATGTAGACCCATCAATGTTTATACATAACTATACTGATGACCCTACGTTCTCTGACTTAGTATATGCTGGGCACATTAAGCGTATGAGCATTATGGAGCTCAAGCGTTTAGCCGGTGATCAGTTTACTGAAAAGGAATATACTGAAATGGCTGAGAGTGTAATGAACAAGCACTCTAATAGCGCAGAGCGTTTTACAGAAAAGTATTATGATAAACAGCTTAATAAATACAAGTACGGTTACGATGAGTATACTGTTGAAGTATTAGATTTTGAGTTTTTATCTGTAGATTCTATGATCTACGAGAACAAGATGTCTCGTCACGGCAACATGGGTTTCTATTTCAAAGGAGAAGAGTACGAAGCTCCTAAAAACTCTGTATATGACCGTGACCCTGTATACATGCAAAACTCTACGGTGTATGGAGGTATGTACATTATTGGCACAGACCATTTATTTAACTACGAGAAGCAACATAATATTCCTAAGAATATCCACGATATCTCTAAGGCTCGTTTATCATATTCTGTAACTTCTGTAAATATGCGTAACATGATACCTAAGTCTTTGGTATCTGGTGTTGTTGGTTTTGCAGATCAATTACAGTTAACACACTTGAAGCTACAGCAAGCGATCGCTAAGAGTAAGCCA